CGCGCGGCGCCCTCGCCGATCACGCAGGTGTTCCGCCGCACCACGATGGCCGACTTCCGCGCGCGGCACATCTTGGAAGTGAGCGATGGGCCGGCGCTGGAGCTCGTGAACGAAGCCGGCGAGATCACGTTCGGCAGCATCGAGGGCAAACAGCTTGCGAGCTACAAGCTGGCGTCGTATGCGAAAGGCTTTGCTGTCAGCTTCCAGACGCTTGTCAACGACGATGTGGGCGCACTGAACGACATCGCGGCTAAGATCACTCGCGGCGCGCGCCAGTGGTTCAGTGGGTTCCTGGCCGACACCATCATCAGTAACCCGAAGCTCGCCGACAACAAAGCGGTGTTCCATCTCGATCATGGCAACCTGGCCAGTACGGGCGCTGCGCCGAGCGATACAACTATTGCGGCGGCGAAGCTGGCAATTCGCAAGCAAGTGGACGCAAGCGGTAATCCCATTGGCGCGCAGCCGCGCTACATCCTGATTCCCGCTGCGCTTGAAGTCACTGTGGATAAGTTACTTGCTACCTTGTATCCGACTAACTCGACGCAGGCTGAGACCGCCGCGCGCGGCTTGATTCCCATTGTTGAGCCCCGCTTCGACCTGAAGAACCAGGTGACGGCGTGGTATCTGTTCTGCGATCCGTCTGACGCGCCGGTGTTCGAATACGCCGAATTGCAAGGCTACGAGGGGCCGCGCGTTGAGAGCCGGCCGGGCTGGAACACCTTGGGAACCGAGTTCCGCGTGGTGTGGCACCTGGGCGCCGGGGCGATTGACCACCGCGGCGCGTTCAAGAATCCGGGGGCGTAGCGCATGACGCTGGCTGAATTGCAAGAGCGCCGCGAGGAAATTGTCCGAACGCTGGGAGTCGCCCGGATTCAGTTCGGCGAACGCTCGATTGAGTACGCACGGCAAGCGGAAGCGCTTCAGGCGATTGACCGCGAGATTGCGCGGCTGACGCAGCCGGGCGAGGCGAAGGTTTTCACGATTCAGACTTCACGGGGACTTGACTGATGAAGAATTACGTTCAGGAAGGCAAAACCATCACCGTCACCGCCCCTGCCGCGGTGACGAGCGGGCAGTACGTCGTTGTGGGCGCGATTCGCGGCGTTGCGGCGTTCGACGCTGCGCAAGGCGAGCCGGTGGAGTTGGCGACCGAGGGCGTCTTCACCTTGCCCAAAGTCGCGGCCGACAATATCGCCGCTGGCGACCTGCTCTATTGGACCGGCACCGCGTGCACCAAGGTGCCGGGCTCGGGCTCGAAGCCACTTGTGGGCGTGGCCGTCAAGGCCGCCGGCAACGGCGTTGCGACGGTGAACGTCAAGTTGGGCGTTCACGGGCTTACTGGCCCGGCGTAAAGCTCCGGCCAAGCGCCGGAGGCTTCGAAATAGTCGAGACGCCCGGGCGGGGTGGCAGCCGCCCGGGTGCCCTGGCGCGAGGCCAAGCGGTTTCTCTCCTGTGGGTGCCTGTTGGAACCGGCGGCGGTTCGCTCCTCCTGGCCGCCGCCGGATTTTTTTTGGTATGGCAAGACGCCGAGCTATCGAACCGAAAGTGACCAAGACGGAAGCCGACCGCCGCAAGGCTGTTGCGCTGGCTGAATTGCGCGAGCTGGAGTTGCGGCAACGCCGCGGCGAACTGCTCGAGGTTGCCGAGGTGCGGCGACAATGGGCCGCCGGCCTGGCTGCTCTTAGGGACAGGCTGCTTTCCCTTCCGGACCGCCTGGGCGCGGTTCTGGCGGGCCGGGGAGAGGTTGAGGTGCGGACCGTGCTTCGCGATGCGCTAGAAGAGGCGCTGAGGGGCATTCATGCCGACAGTTGAGGAAGTCTGGCGCGGCGCGCTGGAGGCGCTGCTACCGCCCCCCAAGCTGACAGTCTCCGAGTGGGCCGACCGCTACCGAGTGCTGGGCAACACGAGCCCGGAGCCTGGCCCGTGGCGGACGAGCCGCACGCCGTATCTGCGAGAAATTATGGACTCACTCACGCCGGGTGCGCCCTGCGAGCGCGTGGTGTTCCAGAAATCGGCGCAGATCGGCGGAACCGAAGTGCTGCTGAACGCCTGCGGTTATCTCATGCACCATGCGCCGGCGCCCATCCTGCTGGTTCAGCCGACCGTGGAAATGGCGAAGCGCTTCAGCAAGCAACGGCTGGATGGTCTGATTGAGGCCTCGCCCGTGCTGCGAGACAGGGTGAAGGATCCACGCTCGCGCGACTCGGGCAACACGGTTTTGCTCAAGGAATTCTCGGGTGGCGTGCTGATCCTGACCGGCGCCAATTCCGCTGTGGGCTTGCGGAGCCTGCCGGCCAAGTACGTCTTAGCCGACGAGCTGGACGCCTGGCCGGCGGATGCCGACGGCGAGGGCGACCCGTTGACGCTGGCCGTGCGCCGGACGGTAGCCTTCGGTTCACAGCGAAAGATCCTGGCGGTGAGCACGCCGACCATTGAGGGTGTGAGCCGGATCGAGGCGCTTTTTCGTCAGGGCGACCAACGGTATTATTTCGTGCCATGCCCGCGCTGCGGATTCATGCAGAGGCTCGTTTGGGAGCGGCTGCGCTGGCCCGAAGGCGAGCCGCAGAAGGCGCGGTATCACTGCGAGGCTTGCGCATACGCCATCGCCAACCGCGAGAAGGCCGGCATGCTCGCCGCCGGCGAGTGGAGGCCGACTGCGGCCGGCGACGGGCGGACGCGGAGCTACTCACTGAATGCACTGTATGCGCCCGTGGGCTGGCCGAGCTGGGGTGAGCTGGCGGCCGAGTTTCTGGAAGCCAAGAAGAGCCGCGAGACCTTGCAAGTGTTCGTCAACACGATCCTGGGCGAGACGTGGCGCGATGAGGCGGCCGTGCCGTTGGAGGCCGATGTGCTCTACGCGCGGCGCGAGCCGTTCGCCGCTGAGGCGCCCGCCGGAGTGTGCCTGATTACCGCCGGCGCGGACGTCCAAGCCGACCGCGTTGAGTGCGAGGTGGTAGGCTGGAGCGCGGGCGAGGAAAGCTGGAGCCTGGGCTACTTCGTGCTTCATGGCGACACGGGGCAGCCGGAGGTATGGGGCGACCTTGACCGGCTGCTGAGCCGCCAGTGGCGGCATGAGACTGGCCTGCTGCTGCCGGTGAGCGCGGCGGCGATTGACGCCGGCTTTGAGACCGAGACCGTGCTGGACTTCTGCCGGACGCGCCGCGGACGGCGAATCTGGCCAGTGAAAGGCCAGTCTGGATTCGGTAAGCCGATCTGGCCGCGAAGGGCGACGACCGGAGGCAAGAACCGCGGCGAGTTGTACCTGATCGGTGTAGACGTGTCGAAAGAGAAAGTCTACTCGCGCTTGCGCGTAGAACGGCCCGGGCCTGGCTACTGCCACTTCCCGCTCGACCGCAGCCGCGACTGGTTCGAGATGCTGGTGAGCGAGCGCATTGTTGTCGAGCGCGGCGAACGGAAGTTCGTCAAGGCTGCCGGCGCGCGCAATGAGGCATTGGACGCCCGGGCGTATGCGCTGGCGGCGCTGCACTCGCTCTATATGGCCGGCCTCAAGTTGGACAGGCACTCGGCGGCGTTCCTTGCGCACGCGCAAGGCGCGGGAGCGCCGCAGCCGAGCGCCAGCTACCAAGTGGCACGAAGCCGTTTCATCGCTGGGAGGTGATTGCATGTGGTTTCGACTGCCTCGATTCTGGCTGCCAAGACCGCAAGCGCGGCAGGTGCGCGGCGCCCGGCGCGGCCGGCAGGTGATCCACTCCGCTTGGTTCGAGCGCCACGACTTGGACCGCTGGCTCGCCCGCGAGCTCGTTGAGCGCATCGCCGACGACTTGCTCCGGAGCGCTGCGGGCGGTGAATGCCGAGATCCCGGTCTACAGCGTTGACGGCAAGTTGACGTTCTGGGCGCCGCCGGAATGGGTGGAGCGCCACAAGGGCAACCTGCGCGTGATTCGCAGCCGCAAGGGGCATGTTCGCCGGGCCTACGTGAGGGCTGACGCTCCGACTCCCTGGCTGGACCGGCTGCTGGCCGCCGGCAAAGGCAGCCGCCTGGGCTGGTGCGTCTGGCAACGCCTGGACGACGGTCACAGGGTGAGGACGCTGAAAGGCATCCGTGGGAGCCGGTGAAATCCGTAGGCACCCCCGGGCTTGATGCTCGCCTGACCTTCCCCGCTTCCCCCCGCCG